TCGGGATACAATTCACTATACTCTTTAACCATTTCGTAATGGCCTTTATGAGGTGGTTTAAAACTACCAGGAACAAGAACGACTACTCTACTGTTTTTTTTTACATCTTCAATAGCAGTATTAGCAGCAATAGAAAGTTTACTTCGTAAATCTTGTAATTCAAAATCTTCTAAAATAGAATCTATCTTAGAATCGAACCCTTCGCTCAATCCATAATCAACTACAATTTTGCGTAAAATTTTTGCTATCTCTTTTGCGTTTTCAGGTTGTACGTCTTGTGTAATTGCTTCTCTTTCAGAATCTGATAAACTAACATTATCTAAATCTACAAACAATGACTTACGAGCAAGATTAACATAAAAAGTTTCACCTTCTGTAGTCATAGGATCTGGAGTTGGTTCTTCTTCTGGTTGTTGAGCAAAATCATCTTTACTTGCTGGCTCAAATTCACCACCTGTTTCAGGGCCCTTTCTAGGTGTAAATTCATCTCCTTCTGCTTCATCAAAAGATTTTAATATTTCTTGACGCTTTTTCTTGGCTTTTTGAGCAATTTGCTTTTTAACAGGATCATTAGTAAGTCCATCTTCAACTTCCTTTTCAATACGATCTATGTCTGTTTGATTATTTTTAGGTTTTTTCTTACCTATAAACTCTTCAATCTTTTTGACGAACTTACTCATTGTAATTATTTATAGGAGAGAAAGTTTATTTCTTATGTCTTCGAAATATGTTTTGTCTAAAAATGTAAGCTCATATTTCTTACAAAAGTAATGTAGTTTGTTAAAATAGTAGTCAGTATTTTGTATCTTCTTAAGTTTACGAAGTAATATTATGCTTAATTCTTCTTTATAACCATCGCATTTACATTTTTTCTTGAGTTCTTTAAGAGAATACATTTCTCTTATTATTAATACAGGGAATTTTTTCTCAAAAGTGTGTAAAAACGACGAATATTTAGTATTTAAATCAACATCAAAATCAAAATATATAACAGGTTTATTTTTTTTATTATGAGCTTTAAGAACCTCACATGTATAATGTATAAAATAATGAAAAATATATTTTTTATGTTGAGAGTTGTTAAGTTTTAATTCAGAGGAAAATACAGAAACTTTATCCATAGAAATATTATGAATATATTTAATTACTGGTGTAAAGTTTACTAAATTAAAATATGTGCCAGGTATTCTATAACTCAATCCCGGTATTTTCGTTAATTCTTCTAAGTGCATCTGCGTTATTCTGCCAAAACTCTGTATAGTTAGTTATAATATATTTGTTAGTGTAACGCAAGTAATTTTTAAATCGGAAATAATGTGACATTGTAGTTGGAAATAAAATAAAACTACCTCTTCTTGTTACTTTAATAACAAGGAACCAACAACTACCACTCTCTGCTTGCTTGATCCATTTATTAAGAGTTTTATTATCAGTAAACAATTGATGAAAATCAAATGATTTATAACTTTTACACTCAATTTTAAATTTTGATAAACATGGTGGTACCATGATATCCCCATCCATCATCCGTTTTTGATCTTCCGTTAGTCTATCAAGTCTGTGAAGATTAGCGCCTCCAGTATAGGCTCCGGAATTTGGAACTCTAATAAAATTTTCATTAAACGTTTCACTTAAATCTTTTGCAACTTCGCGTTCCCAAGCGTTACCTTTTTGTTTCGCTGCGCTAGGCATATATATTTACTTATTACTTAGCCAGATCTTGCAAGTTAATAGCCTGCTTTACTGCATCTTTTGGAATTTGAGCTGTCCAATAATTACCTTCATCTGCGGGCTGAAGTTCCGGTAATTTATCTCTATTTAATATAAGTAAATAACCTCTACCGGTTTCTTTATATACATGAAATGCAAATCTACCAGCTAATTGAATATCATCTGAAACATACGAACCAGTAATACCTTTGCGCGTATTACCAACTCCACGTGAAACAACAAAACCATGTTTAATTAAATTTTTGTATTCTGCCGAAGAAATACCGCGATAGACTTCGCTAGAGTCGTTTTGTAGTTTAGCAATTTTAGCAACGATATTTTCGTGCTCTTCTCCTTCTGGAGGGTATAAGAGGTAATCATATATAGTCTTACTTTCGTTTAGTTTTTTTTTACGCTTTTTAGTTTTAACTTTACCTTGTCGCTTTATTGTAGCACCTAAAACTTTAGGAATTCTATTATCTCCTGGTGCATAAGTATCAGAGGCTTCATAATCTCCACCACCTTGTCCACCGTCAGCAGCTATTCCTGCAGAAGCTGTAGTATTATCTGTTAAATACTGTTTAACTGCTTCATCGAATTTCATTTTAATTATTTATCTCTATCTTTACAATTAGTTGCACTTAAGGGGATATAACTATAATAAATATATGGAAGTTAGTGAGATTATTAATCAATATCTTGAAGAAGCTAATATAGATACAGATCTAGATCGTTTAGAAGTTGTTTCTACACAAGAAAGATTAGTAAACAATAAACATAAATGGTCAGCTCGATTAATAAATCATAAAATTAATTTAAATAATTTTAAGTTAAAAAGAACTTCTATTCTTGAGGAAAAAATTACCGAATTTCAAAATACAGAACCCGTAAAAGTTAATAGATCAATAGCAGAAAAAGCTGTTCAAAATAAAAGAGAAATTAGAGTTTTAGATTTAAAAATTAAAAACGAACAACTAATTATTGACTATCTAGAAAACATCTACAAAAATATAAGTTTCGCTACTAATGATATTAAAAATTTAGTAGAACTTATGAAGCTTGAAACTCAATGATTAATATTAAATTTAATTCTTCCTCTCATGCTGTTATTGACGGACCTGAGCTTGATATTATACGTGAACATTTTAGCGTAAAAAATGACGCTGTACATTTTCAACGTCGTTACGGGAGATTTGTTCCTCCAAGAACATATATTATTAGCAATCAAGGTAAAGTAGAAATAGGTTTAATAGAAGAAATAATAAAATTTTGTAACAAAAAATACATAGAGTTTAAATTACAAAAAGAAATAAAAAAAATACTTTATCCTTCTCTATCTAAAACTCATACTACACCATATGATTTAAATTTAAAACTAAGAGAGTATCAACAAGATATAGTAGAAGAATGTATAATTAATGGAAGAGGTACTATAGTACTAGCAACAGCTGGAGGTAAAACTCTCACTATGGCTAGCCTTTTAGAATTTTATTATAAAAATTATAGTAAGAATTTTAGATGTTTAATAATTGTACCTGACCTAGGTTTAACAAATCAAACTAAAAATGATTTCGAGGAATATAAAACTTCTTTTTCTACTTCAAAATGGACGGGTAAGGATAAATTGAATTTATCTACTAATGTTATTGTATCTAATCTAGGTATATTACAGAGTTCTAAGCAAGATATATCTTGGATTGAACATATAGATTTATTAATAATAGATGAGGTACACAAATTAAGGAGAGGTAATAAAGTAAACAAGATATTAAAAAAAATAAAGACCTCTAACCAATTCGGCTTCACCGGAACATTACCTCCAGATAATTTAGATAAGTGGAATATTTTTGGAAAGATAGGACCACTGTTATATGAGAAAATGGCTCATGAACTACGAGAGGATAATTATGTAGCTCCTGCTAAAGTTCATGTCTTAGAATTAAATTATAATACTACATCCGAGCAAATATATCACGGAAATAATAGTAATGCTTATTATCTACAGGAAAATGAATTTATACGTAGTAGTGAGTATAGAAATAATTTAATTGCTAAATTGTGCAACAAACTTGACAACAATGGATTAATATTAGTTGACTATATAGAACATGGAGAACGTTTGTTAGAAGCTCTCCAAGCAACTTGCAAATATAAAGATGTATATTTTATACAGGGTAGTGTAGATACAGATCAACGTAAAGATATACAAGACTATATGGAGGCTCAAAAGAATGTAGTAGTTATCGCTATTTCAAAAATATTTTCTACAGGTATTAATATTAAAAATTTACATTATATTATATTTGGTGGAGGCGGAAAAGCTAAAATAAAAATAATACAAAGCATAGGTCGAGGCCTCCGCTTGCATATTGATAAAGAAGAGCTTATAATCTTTGATATAGCTGATAACTTACGATACGGTCAGCGTCATGTAGAGCAAAGATTATCATTATATGACAGTGAACATATAGAATATACATTTACACAATTTAATGAAACAAAAAAATAAAAAGAAAAACAAAAAGACTTACTATGTTAGTCCGAAAGAGTTTTTACAACTATTAAAAAATTATTATGAAACAGATGATTTAGTAGACGAACTAGCTGAATCTACTTATAAAATTGCTGTTGGTTTAAGTTATTCTCCTAATTTTATAAATTATAGCTACAAAGATGAAATGATTGGAGATGCGATAGTAAAAATGATAGCAGCTGTTAAAAATAAAAAATTTAATCTTGAGTCTACATCAAATCCATTTTCTTATTTTACTACAATCGCATATCATGCTTTTATTAATAGAATAAAAAAAGAAAAAAAGTATAGAGAAACTATTAGTTCGTATCAAGAGCAATTATATAGTGATTTAGATATAACCGATAGTACTCCAAGTAAAGCTCCTCAAAAGGATTACGATAAAGAATTATATACATAATGTCATCTGACACCCATAAGATTGGTTTTTTTACTGATTTACATTTAGGTCAACATCAAAACAGTGAAAAATGGCATGATGTAACGTATAAATGGGCAAAATGGTACACTAAAGAGCTAAAAAGTAAAAAAATCAGTAAAATAATTTTTGGAGGAGATTTATTTCATTATAGAGATGAAATAAATGTTAAAACTTTATTTTTTGCAAATAAATTCTTAGATTTATTTAATGATTTTGAAATATTAATGATTCCAGGTAATCATGATGCCTATTATAAAGATAATTCAACTGTTCATTCATTATCAATTTTAAGCAATAGACATAATATAACCATTTTTGATAAACCTCATGT